CGTGATCTCGAAGGTGTTGGCGCCGGTATCGACGTTGGCGACGATGAATTCGCGGCCGTTCACCTGCGTCATGCCGACGACGCCGGAGATGTACACCCGGTCGCCGTTGGCGTAGGTGTCCGCGCCTGAGTACGTGACGACCGCCACGCTCGCCTTCGTGATGCCGGTGATGGCCTGCGAGGCTTGCGTCAGGATGCCGTGGCTGGTGAAGAAGCGGATGTACTGCTCGCCGAACTCCAGAACGTAGGTCTGCGTCACCGAATACTGGAACGGGATGACGCGAGACTTCTTGCCGTGGTGCTTGGTCTGGTGCAGGTAGTTGAACCCCGGCCGGCGCGTCCACGCGCCCTGTACGAGCGGGAAAGCGTTGAAGCATGTCGCCAGGCCGCTCTTGTACTTGGCGACATCCTGCCGCCCGTACATTAGCGGGGAGAGTTCCCCTGCGTTGACCGCGTTCTGCTGGCCGGAAGCGCGACCCATCTACAGCCTCGCCGATACCCAATCGTCTTCGGGGAAGTCCTTGGCGCCCTCTTCGATCGCGCCGGTGCGCCGCGCCTCGGCGATGGCGTCGGCGTAGTCCTTCTTAACACCGACCGCATCGGAGTGGCTGCCGGTGATCTCCTTGCAGCACACCATCGCCAGCTTGCACTCGACCGCCTCGACGAAGAGCGCGTCGTAGACGTTCGGGTCTTCGATGAAGGCGATGTACCGAATCTCGAGCGGAGAAGAATCGGCCGAAATGATGTAGTCGCCTTCGATCCGCCAGTCCACGCGCTCTCCGCTTTCGTCGTCGCGCAGCAGGCGAAGCATGTCGGCGGGCTTCGTGTACCGCTTCCAGTTACCCCAGGTCGTGTTCGTCGCGTCGGCCGCGATGGAGGCGCGCTTGATGGCGAAGCCCCAATCGTACCGGCGCATCTCGGCGCGCAGCACGCGGTCGATCGCCGCGTTCATGCTGCGCGCGTTCGGGCTGTTCTCGGACAGAGTCTCGATGCGCTTGGCCCCTAGCCTCTGGAGCGCGCCGTTTGCTATCGCGGTCCGGCTAGTTGCCATGCAAGGGCTCCGTTATTCTGCTTCGATGTCGAGGGTGATGCCGAAGGTGTTGATGATGCCGGTAGGCGTCCAAGCCGCCAGCGCGCGCAGAACAGCCGTGAACTGACGCTGCGCAAGTGTCTGCCCCTCGAAACTGAACACGAAGGCCGGCACAGGGTACTCGGGCACGTTCGACGCGAGCGGCTGCACGAGCGTCGGCGTGACCGCCTGCACTTGCGACGTGCCTGCCGCAACCGTCCCGAGCGGTCCGGTCCAGCCGGTGTCGTCGAAGCGGAACCGAGCCACCGCCAGCGCGCGCGTCGCTGCGGCAATCGGGTGCGTCACGTTGTCGCCGACCGCGGCCGGCGCGTCCGGCGTGCGGAAGATCAGCAACTCGAAGTCCGACGCGGTCGTGACGACGTTGCCGGAGGCAGCCGTCAGGTCGATCTTGGCCGCCAAGATGCGGCCGCGCGTGAACCCGTCAAGGTTGAACGTCGCCCGAACGACAGACCCCGCTGTCGCGTGGTTGCTTATTTCGTCGCCGGCCTGGTAGGCAGTGTTATCCGCCGGACGGGCGATCGTGCTTCGCATGCGGAAGACCTTGCCCACGGCGTTCTCCTTACGAACTGGACGTGACGGGCCAGATCTTTGCGGCCTGGATGCGCCGCGTCAGCAGCTCCATCGCCGCCACCAGCCGCTGCTTGCCTTCCTGCGTAGAGCCGAACACCGAGTCGTCGAAGTTCACCTGCACGACGTTGCTCGCGTCCAGCGTGCCGCCGGAGGCCGCGAAGACGACGGAGTTCTCCGTCATCTGGATGCCGTCGGTGTCCGCGATTCCTGCGTATCGTGTCGCCATGCGCTATCTCCTGAAGTCCCCCGGCGCCCTTGTGAGGCGCCGGGGGTCAAGCCGGCAACTTACTCCGGCAGGGTGTAGAACACTTCCATGCCGTGCGCGACGCCCGCGCCCAGCGCCGTGACGATCGTCAGCGCGATGTCCACCTCCGCGTCGCCGGTCGCGCCGGCGGTAGAGATCGCCGTCGCATAGGCGTCCGCGATGGTCTGCGTGCGCTGCAGCGCGGTCGGAGTGACCAGCAGCGAGGCGCCATCCTTCTCGGCCGCCATGTCGTACAGCGTAGCGAAGACATCGTCGTCGATGGCGATGCCGTCGGGCCGGTACAGGCCGCACTTCACCGCACCCGAGGTCGTGGTCGCGCCGAACATCTTGATGTCCACGACGCGCGCCCGGACCGGGATGCGAACGAAGGTGTACCACTGCCCGGCGGTGCCGCCGGTGAAGTTGGCCGCCGCCAGGTAGCCGACGGCGCTGCGGATCGGCGCCCCCTTCTCCTGGGTGCTGACCTTGACGACAGGAACGGCCGACTGGTCGGTGACGACTTGCGAGCTGGAAACGAGTGCCATGTCAGCTTCTCCTTAGATCTGGTCGTCGCACGAGATACGGACTTGCTTCCCGAGTTGCGTCCGGGTCGCACCGATCGTCATGCGCAGGAACACCTGCCAGGCGTAGGACTTGTCCTTGCGCTGGCTGATGTCGGCGAAGAGGTCTTCCCACACGCCGAGGTACATGCCGGACTTTACCCACAGCGGGATGAGGCGGTTGCCGCTGGTGATCGTCAGGCGCTCGGTGATGGTGAAGTCCACGCCCATGAAGCGCTTGACACGGCCATCGACCAGGACCGCGCTGTTGCCGTAGTCCTTGTTGACGACCTGGATCTCCTTCAGCAGCGAGTCGTGCTCGTAGCTGGAGATCGCGCCGAACACCGGCTCCATCAGCTCGCCCTTGTTGGCGGTCGTCAGGATGCGGACGCCGTTCTGCAGCTTGGCGACGTTCAGCGCCGAGGCGGTGCCGCCGACGTTGACGCCAACGTCGTAGGTGCCGGAACCGACAGTGCCGAAGGATTCCGAAGTCGTGCCGTTCTCGCCCGTGTAGTTGGTGCCGAAGATGGCCGCCAGGATCACGTCGTCCATCGTGCGGGACATGCCCGCGGCACCGGCCCGCGCGATCGGCGAGGTGAGGTCCACGATCGAGCGCAGTTGGTCCTGCGTGTCGATCAGGGTCGCCCACTCGTAGTCGGTCGGATGCACCCAGCGTTTGTCCTGGGTCAGATCGAGCAGCGGGGTGTCGGAGTGCCGGCCGGTCTTGGCCTGGGCGGTCGCTTCGCCGAACTGCTCGACGATGCTGGCGGCCTTGCCGGTATGCGAGCCGGTCATGACCTTGTCGCGGAGACGCGAACCTTCCTGCTGAAGCAGGAGTTCGACATTCGCGCGATACTGCTGCACGCTTGCTACGGTAATGTTGTCGGGCACGAGTGCCTCCTAAGTGTTTGAAAACAGTCCAGTTTGTCGCAATCAGGCTACGACTTCGCCGGCTTGTCCCAAACCTCGGGGGCCACTAGTGCCTGCGCTGTTGCGGGGGAGTTACCCTTGTCCGCGCGCCTTCACTACCTACGAGTCTACCACACGCCCTACAACAGCCCGTCCACGCCGTCCGGGACGGGCGGCGCGACCGGGACGGGCGGCGCAACCGGGTCGCCGACCTCGACCCAGGCCGCCCAGCGCCGCGCCACCGCGAGGACGCCGGCTTCCGGCCCCTCGTTGTGGACGATCGGCGCCCGGCTTGCCGCCTCGAGACACCGCAGCCGAATCTCGTCCAGGTCCATCGGCTACTCCGGGTACATGACGGCGAAGAGCTGGGTCTGCTTTTCTTTCGCCGACTTGTGGTTGGGGTGGTTGGTGTCCTTGAGCGCGGCGATCATGACCGGGTCGGCCTTCATCTTCTCCCACTCGGCCTTGGCTTCCGCCGGCGCCATCGTCGGACCGAAGGTGTTGGTCTTCTGCGTCCCGCTGCTGAAGCTGCTCTCGCCCAGCTTCTGCCCCAGCTCGGCAAAGTGCTTCATCGTCGCGGCGTAGCCGACGGTGCGCTCCATCGCGTCGATCATCGGCTGCGTGAAGCCCAGCGCGGCCACGGCGGTCTTCGCGGCGGTCATCATGCGCTCGTGCCCGCCCTTCCACTCGTTGAGCAGCGCCTTCTT